GGCCAGACGGACTGCGGCGCGTCGGCGAGCATCTCGGCCGGCAGGATGGGCTGCATGTTCTCCTGCAGCGACGTCCACATGTCCGTGATCGTCGCGGCGGTGAACCCCCGCCACGTCTCGTCCCACTGCTGCGGCAGCCGCTCCACGAAACCGGAGAACGGCACGTACCAGGGCGTCGGGTTCGGCGGCCCCAGCGCGTTCGCCGACCACGCGGACTGGCTGAGGATCGTCGCGGTGGAGAACGTGGTGTTCCACGGCCCGAGCGGGTACACGATCCCGGGACCGGGCGGCCCCGGCGGGACCGGGGCGGCGGACGCCGAGAACACCGTCGCGGCGGGCGGGGTGCCGTTGGCCTGGAGGTAGAACGCCGCGTACTGCGTGCCTGCCGGCGCGGGCCCGGTGGTGACCGCCATCTCCGCCGGCACCGGGCCCGCCGCCAGGCCCGAGGTATACGTCGCCAGGGTGGCGAAGCCGCCGTCCTGGAAGATGACGACCAGGTTCATCCCGGCGGCCCAGGCCGGGGAGCACGCGCCCCACGCCGACTGCGTCCACACCTGCCCCGGTGCCGCGAACGCCGACGCGCTGTTGACGAACGGCCCTGCGCCGGACCCGTTCCCGCTGAACCGGACCTGCCACGCCCCGCCCGGCCAGTAGCAGCGGATCCGCGCCGGGGTCCCCGAGTCCACTCCCGCGGATGACGGGAACGCGGGCGGCAGGACCGCGCCGGCCGGGTTGTCCAGGGTCAGCACCCCGTCGCCGGTGGCCAGCGCCTGCTGCTCGTACTGCCGGCCCTGCGTGAACGCGAAGTCCAGCACCGGCGCGACCGCCGGGACCCAGTTCTGGGAATCGGCGGTCGTGTACTGCCCGTCCCCCACCGCGATCTCGGGGATCATCACCGGCCAGCTGGGGTTCGGCTGGGCCAGCGCCGCCGGTGCCGCGATCAGGCCGCCGAGGACTCCGGACAGGTCCATCGCGGGGCTCGCGGACCACGTCGCGGTCTTCGCGGCCGACGCGACCTGCCAGGCCGCGTTCAGCGCCAGGTCCGAGGTGTGGTCGGTGCCGTTGAACGCCACCACGGGGGTCAGCGTCGTCCACCCCGCGCCAGGCCCGGTGACCTGGGAGGCGTTCCCGCCGGACAGCAGGTCCGACCCGCAGGAGGCGAGCAGGATCGCGGAGGCTCCGGGAGCGGCCGACGTCATCGCCAGCGACGTCGCGGCGTTCGCGTACCCGGTGACGGGGAGGACCTGCGCGATCCAGTCCGTCATCCCGCCGATGTCCAGCACCGTCATCGCCATCGACAGGACGAACCCGGTGGGCTCGGCCTGCACCAGCGCAGACGCCCGGGAGCGGGGGCAGAACCAGGCCACCGACCGGGTCACCCCGGACGGGCTCGAGACCGCGCTGGGCGCGCCGAGCGGCTCCCACCACGAGTGCGCGTCGTCGGCCACCGACGCGATCGTCACGGCGGGGGAGTTCGGCGGCTGCCGCCACGACACGAGCGCGACGGCCCAGTCCCCGGCCGGCATCGCGACCGTGATCCCCAGGCCCTGGCACCCGGGCGCGGGGGTCGTGCCGGTGCCCGGCGGGGTCAGCGGCGGGCAGTACGACCCGGACCACGACGTGAGCACCGACGGCGCCACGTCAGTGGGTCCGTCCCGGCAGCCACAGCTGGTTGCCCATGTTCCGCCCCGTCTGCCGGTTCAGGACCGTCAGCAGCGTCCGGCCGAGCTCCTGCTCCGCGAGCACCGACCCGGCGTTGTTCACCGTCACCGAGTAGTGGTTGTGCACCTGCATCCCGCCCCCGCCGCCGCCCGAGGCCGCCGAGGCCAGGGCGGGGGAGACGTGCGCGGCCGACCGCAGGGCCGACGGCAGCGACGGCGCGATCCCGCCCGTCCCGAACCCCGGCCCGGCCATCCGGGGGGCGGAGAAGTACCGGTTCGCGGCGTGCACGAACCCCGCGCCCAGGCCCCGCACCGCCTCCGGGGTCAGGATGCCCTCGCCCGGCGACAGCATCGCCCGCACCGTGTCATGGCCGGGTGCGTAGCCGGGGATGACGCCGCCCGATGCACCGTGAGCGCCCGGGATGGTGATCTGCGGCGGGACGTTGCCGGTGGTGATGATGTTGAGGTAGACGGTCTTGTCGTGCAGGCCCCGGAGCTGCAGGATCAGGTTGTCCACCTGCCTGGCGGCCCCGCCGGCCGCGTTCCCCGCCCGCGCGGCGCTGTTCGTGAAGCGGTCCATGCTCCCGGCGGCCTGGATCGCGTAATTGCTGGCCTGCTGCTCGGCCGTCGAGAGGTTGCGCGCGGCCTGGACGGCCTGCGGCGAGTTCGCGCCGTACTTCTGGATCGCGGCGGTCAGGGCGTCGACCTTGTCCTGGAAGCCGACGGTCTTCAGCGCCGCCGTCGCGATCGACGTGGACATCTGGGAGTTCAGCGCGGCGGCCGTGTTCTTCGCGATGTCAGACAGGTGCGACAGGGCGATGGTGGTGGCGTCGACCTTCTTCTGCAGGTCGGCCTGGCCGATGCCCTGGTGGTGCACGGCGGCGAGCAGCTGCGGCCAGGTGCGGATGTTCAGTCCCTGCGCCTGCACGAACGCGAGCACCTCGGCCTGCGCGGTCTTGTTCGACCCGGCGTAGCGGAGCATCGACGAGGCGGCGTCCAGGGCCGCCCGGCTGATCTCCTGCGAGGACGCCGCGCCGAGGACCCCGGCCTGGCGGAACCAGTCCATCAGCTGCGGCATCGTGGACCCGACGATCTGGTCGAAGTTCGACCACGCTGCCGCGCCGACCGCCGTGTTCTTCGACAGCGCCTCGCCGAACTGCCTGGCGGTCAGGCTCAGCTGCACGGTCGCGGTGCCCAGGTTGTTCGTGGTCGTCGCCGCGACGGAGCCGATGTTCGACAGGGACGTCGTGAACGCCGCCAGCCCGGCGGTCCCGCCGGTCACCAGGGTCATGTACTGGTCCAGCGCCTGGTTCAGCTGGGACACCTTGGAGTCCGCCAGGGCGGTGGAGATCGCCAGCGCGTTCTCCCCGGCCGCGACCGCACCGGTGCCGGCCCCGGTCTGCGCCAGCCCGATCTCCAGGTTCAGCAGCTCCGTGACCTGCTTGCGGATGGCGGCGGTGAGGGCCGCCGTGTCCTGCGCCGCGAGGCCCATCATGACCCCGGCCGCCGCCGCGCCCTTCCAGCCCTCGTGCGAGACGGCCGTCCACTGCCTGGTCGCCCCCGTGACCTGCGTCAGCTGCCCGGAAAGCTGTGTGACCCCCTTCGCCAGGTTCGACAGGGTGGGCGGCATCGCCTGCACCTGCTGGATCAGCTGCGTAGTCGCGTCGGCAGTCTGCCGGGTCGCCAGCCACCACAGCCCCAGCCCGGCGACCGTCGCGGCCATCGCTATCCCCAGCGGGCCCATGAGCAGCGTGACCAGCGGCATCAGGACGCCGTCGAGGAACACCGCCGCCGCGCCCAGGATCCCGAACTCCGCCGCCGCCGCCACGGCCGCGATCCCGGCCTGCACGAACACCTGCACGATCGCGAGCCGCGAGAGGAACCCGAACACCACCACCAGAAGCTGGCTGTACCGGTACAGCGCCGACATGGACGCCGCGACCCCGATCAGCCACGCCCCCACCGGGTTGGACGTGAGCGCCACGAACGCCCGCGACAGCCCGACCAGGACGTCCAGCAGGATGTGGGAGACGCCCCACATGTCATTGATCGCGTTCGCGAACCCGTGCGCCAGGTTCCCCAGCACCTGGCCCCACTGGATCATGTACTTCACGGCGTTCGCGAAGAACCCGGCGAGCTGTGCGCCCATCGGGCCCTGAAGATCCATGGTGACCTTCGTCGCGAACGCGGCGAGCACCGTCCCGGCCTGCTGCGCCACCTGCGAGAACGCGCCGAACCGCCCGGTCAGGTCATTGATCACCGACCCGAAGATGATGTAGGCGTCGGGGGCCATGGCCGCGCTGACCTGCCCGAAGTTCACGCCCAGGGCGTGCAGCGGCCCGACGGAGTTCAGGAGCGCCCCCCGCAGGCTCCCCGACGCGACGTACAGGTTGCTCATCTGGTCGTAGATGTGCACGAACGCGGGGTACATCCCGGCGGCAGCCGCGCCGAGGGCCACCAGCGCCGGGATCGCCGTCGCCGCGACCTCCACGGTCCCCATCACGATCCAGTGCAGGGCCGCCCCGGTCAGCCGCAGGCCGCCCGCCATCATCCCCGTCGCGGCGGCCGTCCGCGCGCCCGCCCCGGACATGTCCGTGCCGATCCGCACCGTCGCGCCGCCCAGCCCGGCCATGGCGGCCTTCAGCGCCTCGACCTGGGCTATCGCGCCGGCGACCGGCCCGGAGATCCCGGACACCGACGCCGTGACGGAGATGTGCTTGCTGTCCAGGGCCGCCATCGCCGACGCGAGCCCGGCCACGGCCCTGGTCGCCCTGTCCATCGACGACGCGATCACCGTCGCCGCGTCGTTGGCCGCCAGCGCCAGCGCCGCGACCGCGTCCTCCGCTTCCTTGTTGGCGGCGGCGAACTCGGCGGCCTTCGCGATCCCGGCATCGAGACCGGCAAGGTAACGGGTCAGATCGGAAATGAAGGCTTGCTCTACGCTCTCAAGATTCTCGGCCAACGGGAGGAGTCACCTCCCCCATACGGCCGCCATGAAAGCGCTGATCCCGGCCCGTTCCAGTGAGCCGTTAACGATGGTCTCGTCCACTGCGACGTCCATGTAGGGGTAAGCAGGAATTTTCACCGTGTGCCTGACCCAGCCGCGCCGGCGCACCTCGCCAGGGCCGATGTAGGCCACCCAGAGCCACATCCAGGGCTTCCCTGTGTGCACCGCGCCCCACTGGAGCGTGGCCGAGTAGATCGCCTTCGGCGCGACGATCGACGTCGCGACCCCCCCGGACCCGGTGCCGGGAGTCCTGATCACCGACCCGGCGAGGCTCCCGTGCTTCCCGCCGGGCATGAATGCGGGAGGCCTGCCCGGAACCGCCGGTGTCCGGGTGACCGGCTCATGCTCGCCGGATTCATGCAGGGTGTAGCCGACCAGATGCTCTTTGTACGTCTCCGCGATGGCGTCCACCACGGGAACGGCGGCGGCCTCCACCCGCGCCCTGATGGCCTCCAGGTAGCCGGGCAGCTCGGCCGGCGTCACCGCGCACCGCCCTCCGGGGCGCTCGCCCCCGGCATCCCGTAGATCGGGCGGGTCCTGCCGTGGTCAGGCTTCGGCGCGTTCTTCCTCGCGTGCCGCTTCTGCACCACCATCACGGCCTCGTCCCAGCCCGCGTGGGCCAAGACCACCTCCTCCGCCTTCCCGGCCGGAAGGGCGTCGATCTGCTCGAACGTCCAGCGGTACCGGCGGATCAGCTCGAAGTCCGTGGCGTCGAATCCGGGGTCGTCGCCGGCTGGCCATCCGGCCCCGGGCTTGCCGAGGAAGAAGTCCCGATAGCCCTCGATGCGTTTTTTGGGTCCGGCCCCCCGCCCTCGCGGGTGAAGTCAGGGCTGGCGTCCAGCGCCTCCGCGTCCGCCGCGGTCGCGGCCTGCACCCGCACCCCGGAGACGTGGGTGAACACGTCCGGCTTCTCGGTGTCCAGGCACGCCTCCACCCACGGTCCCGCGGCCGCCTTCACCGCCTGCCAGTCCTCGCTGTCCAGCACCTCGTCCAGGATGCGCTGCTGCAGGCCCTCGGTCTGCGCCTCGCGCGGCAGCGGCTGCCCGAAGTCCCAGCCGGTGAGCATCCGGGTCACGATCCGGCCGGTCATGTCCTCGACGAGCGAGCCCTCGATCGTCCGGCTCCCGTCCGGGGAGATGACGACCTTCACGCCGCGCTTGGCCTCCCGGATGTCGCCCCGCATCAGGGTGTCGCGGAACTCGGCGGTGTGGCCCGAGGGGAGGGGGACTTTCATGCGCGGCTCCTATGTCCGGTTCGTACTAATAGTTCACGACCTGGTTCACCAGGGTCAGGGACACCGGCGAGTAACCGCCCGAAGGGCCGGCCAGCGCCGTGCTGGCGATCAGCTTGGCGCTCTCGGTCAGCGCGAAGACGTCCTTGGTGTCGTCGTACTCGCCGGCGTCGAAGCCCGCCGCCTGCGCGTTGATGGTCAGAGATGCCGCGTTCGTGCCGGGGAGGTTGTTGGCCGCCACGATCTGGATGGTCGGCTGGGTGTTGTTCACGTACAGATTGAACTCGGACTCGTCTGAGATCGGGTCGAAGTTGAAGGCGAGCGCGGCGTCGAGGTAGCCCGCCGGGTTCGCGTAGGGGTCCTGGGTGCCCTGGTTGGTGAACTTCGGCCCGGTCTTCTGGGTGAGCGTGAGCTTCCACTCGGCGTTGTTCTGCGTGCCCGCCCCGGCGATGGCCAGCGTGGACACCCAGGCCGGCTGCGGCGCGACGGGCGAGATGATCACCGACGGGGTGGACCCGGCGATCTGCGAGGCCAGCGCGACCATCTTCGCGTCCCACATGACCAGGCCCTCGGCCGACCCGGTGATGGTGACCTCGGAGAACCTGCCGAAGGAGTACTGCCGCGCCCCGGACCCGGCCGGCACGCCGGTCCAGTCGTAGTACGTGTACGTCGGCGGCTGCGCTGACATGGAGCCGCCCGCGCCCGTGCCGGAATTGAGCAGGGTGAAGGTGTGCCCCACGCCGTTGTAGCTCGCGTAGGAGATCACGGTGCCGCCCGTCGCGTGACCCTGGTACAGGGCCGCGTTCAGGGTCAGCGTTCCCGGCGCCAGGCCCGGGGAGATCGCGGTGACCGAGCGGACTTCCTCGGCGATGGTCCCGGTGCCGCCCACGGAGATGATCTTGCCGATGGCGAACCCGGTGCCCGAGGAGACCACGACCGACGTCGCGCCGGCCGACATGGAGCCCGACAGGCTGGACGACGTGCCGATGACCCCGCCGGAGACGAACTGGTAGTAGTCGCCGGTCACGCCCAGGATCGGGTACCCGATGGTATCCGCGAAGATGGGTCCGCCCATAGACATGTCCGCGATCCGCACCCCGTCGATCAGGTTGTACAGGTGCGCCCGGGAGTTGCGCCACGCCGTGTCCTCCAGCCGGGTGCGCTTGTCCACCGGCTTGAACTGGGTCATCGGGGCGGTGAACGTGGCGGAGGCCACCGAGCCGGGGCCCGCCTCCTTGCCGCCGTCGATGTAGCGGTCGGGGACCGGCCAGACGGAGGGGGAATACGCCACACGGCTCCTTCAGGAATGCTTGGGCGGCAGGGAAAGGGCTAAGCCTGGAATATCTCCAGGAGCGAGCACCTGATGCGGAAGTCGTAGCGCCGCATCGCCTGGCCTTCCAGGGTGCGCGGCGGGACGTAGTCGTAGGTCATGACCTCGCCCAGGTTGACCATCTGCGAGGTGCTCCCGGTGTCCGGGTCGGCGTACAGGGCCGGGTTCGGGGAGGTGCGCAGGGTCATCATCACGAAGTCGAGGAACAGCGGGAAGTTCACGTCGGCGGCCGGGTCGTCGGGGTAATCCATCCAGACCCCGAAAAGCTCCAGCTCGTGCAGGATCTGCTTGACCCCGGCCGGGGTGCCCGGTCCCTTGTTGCGGGGTATGGCGATGCGCTTCTCGGGTCCTCTTGCGGGCCAGACGTACAGGCGGGCGATGCCGTCGGGGTTCACGTCCGGGTCCAGCGGCGTGATCAGCGCGGAGATGGGACCCTTCAGGCCGGTCGCGCCGGGCGGGGTCAGGCCCTCGAGCAGGCCCGCGACGTACGACACGGCGGCGGTTACCGGCATCCCTACACCGTGACCCGGTAGGGGGCCAGCATGTCCTGGGCCTGCTGGCGCAGGATGCTGCCCGTCACCGTCTGCTGGCGGCCGGAGGTGGTCTGGATGGTGGTGGCGGTCGCGCCGCGCATCAGCGCCGCCTCCCCGGCGAGCAGGGCTGCGGCCCAGATCGCGGTCTGCGGCAGGGCGGACACCATGATCCCGGCGGCGTGGCCGTAGGCCAGCGGCGAGGCCAGGGTCAGCGTCCCGGGCCCCGATACGGCCGAGGCCGCGGTGCAGGACACGGCTTCCTGGCCGCCGCCGAGGGCGTCGTAGACGATCCCGTACGCACCCGGGAGCCCGGGCGCGGGGGGTGCCCACGCGGTGCAGTCATCGACCGGGATCGTGCCGGCACCCGCGATCACGGCAGCGGTGAGGCACGCGTGCGGCCAGCACGCGATGTAGGTGACCTTCATCCGCCACCCGTACCGGCCCAGCCGCCGGTTTATCCACCCGCGCTGGATCAGGATGGACTGGCCGCCTTCCCCGGACCCGGCCGGGACGGACGTGCCGTACAGGCCGGGGACGGGCCACTCGGGCTCGTAGCTCCCCGCCGGCACCGGGGTCCACTGCCGGGGCCACACGTCGTTCGGGCACACGCTCACGGCCAGGACCTGGGTCACCGGCCCGCGGGAGCAGACGAACCGGGAGTTCTTCTCGTCGGCCTGGACGGTGAGGCGGAAGTGCGGGCCGGAGATGGTCTCGGTGGCGATGACGGAGCGCAGCGGCTGGCGGGCGATCTCCTCGGCCTTCACGGTGCCCTGCTGGCAGACCATCGCCTGGACGGCGAACTGCGCCGGCCCGGAGACGCCCTGCATGGGGGGGATCGTGCCCCACTGGACTCCGTAATCCGACCGGCCATAGTGTCAGCTGGTCAGGGGTCACGTAAGGTGTCTGGCCTGGCTGCCACGGGAGGACGGTCGGCATTGCGCATCACCTCCCGCCTTTCTCGGGCACCCGCCGGGTGCCTGGCGGGATACTGGCAGCATGAGCACCTGGGAAGAGCGCATGTCCCGGCGGACCCGCCAGCGTGAGGGTGGCGCACTGGACGAGCGCCGCGCCCAGTTCCTGGGTGAGGCGTTCCTGCCGTTCTGGCCGCCTGATGATCCGTGGCCGTTCGGCGCGTCGGAGGAAGTCCTTCCGGAGATCATCGCGGCCCGGTGCCTGGGCATCGGGTACGGTGACCCGGGTCCGCTGCTCGGCGGCGAGACCTGCCATGAATGCTGGGGTGACCGCCGTGTCTGGCTCGGCGACTGCTGGGGAGTCCGGCACAGGGGCGGCACGATGAGCGGCTGCCGGCATCCCTGCCACGAGGGCGAGATCTGGATGGGGGCAGCGGGCTAGGCGGGCCTCCGGGCGTCCCGCTCGCACAGCGTGCCGTTCCTGCACACCCACGCACTGGACGGCGAGTCCCACACGGCGTGGTCACCGCAGATCCCGGCCCCGCACCGGGCGCAGGGAGCCATCACCGACGAGCCGGACACGTGGCGGCGCTTGCCGTGCCGCTTCGCCCCGCACCGGGCGCACGCCTCCCCGCGCCTCCCCACACGCTCCTTACGCGGCCACGGGCAGCCGGGCCAGGTCCGCCGAGGTCACCCCGGCCCCTGCCAGCCGGGCAATCAGGTCCGCCCGGGTGCCGTCCTCGCTCAGGCCCCGCGCCAGCGCCAGCGCCTTCAGCTCGTCGGAGCGGGCGTCGCGGAGCCGGCGCGGCCTCTGGCCCGGCTGCGGTGCGGCGACTGCCTCCGTGCCGTTCACGGGCGCGGGCAGGGCCGTCTTCGCGGCGGTCCCGTGCATCGGCTGGCCGCAGTCGCCGCAGAACCCCTTGCCCGGCGGGTTGGAATGGCCGGACGGGCACACCATCTGCCCGGTCACGGGAATGTGCGGCAGCCTTCCGGCCATCGCCCCCGCGATCGTCTCGGGGATCTCCAGGCCGGTGAGCCGGGCCAGTGCCATCGCCATCAGCTTGCGCTCGTCGAGGGCACCGCGCTGCTCGAAGTCCTTGCGCACCGACTCCTCGTCGAAAGTCTCGGGGATCTTGGCGATAGTCGGGCTCCAGTGGGTGCTCTTGCGCAGGTGATCTTCGCAGCCGCCGTCGCACGTCAGCGCCCAGATATTCTCGGGCTTTCCGCCGGGTGCCGGTCGCGAGTGGGTACGCCCACATCCGCCATGCCCGTCGGGCGAGACAGTGACCGCAACGATGTCGTTACGGCAGTACAGAGTCAAGGTAGTCGCCTTTCTGTGAGTGATGAGTGAGATGCTGAACGAGTGAACGACTACGACCTGGTCGGCATGCAGGTAGCCGAACCGGTCTTCGGCGAGCAGGCAGGCATGGCCCTGCTGCAGACGCACGCTGCGGATAAGTGCGCCGGCCGGGAGATTCCGTGCTGCATCCACCGGCCCTCAGCGCATCGCATGGTCACGTGGCCGATGAACTGGCGCGGCGACACGGGCGTCATGGAGCGGATCTGCCCGCACGGCGTCGGGCATCCCGACCCGGATCACATGGCGTACGTGAAGTCGCTGACTCCGGAGCACGACTGCCCCGGCGACCACGGCACCTGGTTCGATCCGCGCGAGTGCGAGTACCCGCACCTGGACTGGCAGGGCGTCCACGGCTGCGACGGGTGCTGCCGGTGAGCGATGACTGGGTCGGCTGGTGGCTGGCTCGCGGTTACGGCCGCAACCCGTGCGGGGAATCCTGCCCGTACCGCGGCGAGGACCACGCGCACCTGCGCACGCCCGATGGCGACGACGTGATGCTGTGGCCGGACGGGAGCTTCAGCAACTTCGACCTCAGCCAGCCGGCCCGGCTGATCTTCCCCCTCTATCCTCAGGCTCGGCAGCCGCAGGCGGAGACCATTTGAGCCAGTCCGCGCCGATGACCTTCGGGTCCGGGCGCGGTCCCGAGTCGCGGGAGTCCCAGGCGAGCCTGCAGAGCCCGTGAACCAGCTCGCAGATCGTGTTGAACTCGTCCTCGGACGTGACCTCAACCGGCGGCTCGATGGTGATCACGGTTCTCGTGATGGGGTTCTGGACCTTGCTCAGCACGAACGGGTAAATGGTGCCGCCAAAGCATCCCCATCCTGTCGCGACCATGCTGTCAGCTGTCACCGTCGATCCCCTCAGGCTCGGTAGCCGCCCCGCAGCGGGGACAGGCCGTGCTCCACGGCTGCCACAGCCTCGCCGGCTGGCAGGTCGTGCACCAGCGGCCGTTCTTCTTCGCGCCCGTAACGTAGACCCCGCCGTCCGCGCTCACCAGCCCGGCCGTCCCGTTGCCCGGGATGGCGTCGATGGCCTTCGCGTGGTCGTCGGAGACCGTGATCCAGCCGCCCTCGCGGGCGGCCCGGTAGTGGGTGCCGTCCTCGAGGCGCAGACCCTGGCAGCCCGGCGGCAGGTTCACGACGCGCACGGTGACCCACCTCCCGGCGGGAACGCCCGCAGCCACCCGTGCTGATGCCACAGCCGGGACCCCTCCGGGTAGTGCGGATGCCGCACCGTCTCCACTGAGTACCCGGCGGCTTCCAGGATCGCGGCGCATTCCTGCCGCAGCCCGGCGCTGTGGAACTCGGTCAGCCACGACGCCCGGCCGGCCGCCAGGACACCCGCGGCGCCGCGCAGCACAGCCGCCTCATGGCCCTCGGTGTCCACCTTCACCAGGTCCGGCAGGCCCTCGGCCGCCGCGATCTCGTCCAGCGTCAGGCACGGCACGGCGACCTGCTCCGCGCCGGCGATGTCATCGCGCTCCCACACCTCGTGCCCGGGAGAGGTCAGCTGCGCGCCGGACAGGAACAGCGTCACCTTCCCCGCGTGGTCGGAGATGGCGACCTGCCGCACGTCCGCCCCTGGCACCGCGGCAGCCGCCGCGTAGCTCTCGGGCCACGGCTCGAACGACACGACGCGCGAGTACCGGGACGCCATGAACGGGATCGACTCGCCGCGGTGCGCGCCCACGTCGAACGCCAGTGCGCCGGACAGGCCGTCCCACAGCGCCGCGCCGCCCGGGTCGGTCACCGGGGGCGCCGGCGCTGCGGTCACCGGCGCGACCGGGGGCACGGACTCATCCGTGACGAGGCGGTAGGCCACCTTCCCGCGCCGGGCGCGGAACGTGGCGGTCTGCGTCTGCGCGAACCACGCCGGGTCGGAGCTTCCGGCCCAGCCCTCGTGCTGGCCGGTGTTCTGGGACCGCGACGCGTCCGGGACCAGGCACCTCATACCGTACTCCGGCAGGATCCGCAGCTGGACGTTCCAGTCGTACCCGGAGTCCATCGGGCCGCCGGAGTCGCACTCCCAGTCCCAGTGCGGCTCCAGGAAATGCTCCCACCGCTCGCGCCACGTCCCCCAGATCCACGGGTTGAAGTACGGCACCAGCCGGATGTTGCGCGGGTCGGCGGCGGGGTCCTGCGGCGGCGGCGGGTTGTCCCAGGCCTGCCCGTGCCGGTTGTGCGCCAGCGCGGCCAGCACGTCCGGCATCCCCGCGAACTGGTCCCGTGCCCACGCCATGTACGCGAGCACGTCGTCGGAGACGGCGACGTCCTCCTCGCCGGACACCACGAACCCGATGCCCGGGTCGTCCCTGAAGATCGCTGAGATGGCCTCGCCGATGGCGCGGTGCGGGCCGTTCGACAGCACCGCCCGGTGGGCCTGCGGCAGCACTTCCAGCGGGACGGGGAAGTGCGGGCGCATCCTGGTGATCACGTCCGACATCGCGGCGGTCCGGTCGGTCCGGCCCAGGGCGATCACGAACCGGGCCGGGGGGCAGATGGCGCAGGCTTTCGCCCAGGACTCCAGGACCGGCTCAAGGTAGAAGGGTCGTCTCCACGCCGTGAGCATAATCGCCGTCTTGTTCAACAAGCGCCTCCTACTGGCCGTTTCCGAACCCGAAGGCGCTGGCGGGTGCCGCAGCATGGGGTGCCCACCTGCGCTCGGTCCCCGCTGCCGTGTTGTTGATCTCCGTCTTGGCGGCCTGCTGCTGCGGGTCGCGGCAGGCGATGCGGACCACCGTGCCGAGCGCGGACCAGAACGTCATCCACTCGTCCTCGTCCAGTTTCGCGGCCACGTCAGCTAGCTCGGGCCAGGCCGGAAGCGCGGTCATGCGCTCAAGTATGCCCGCGCGGCCTGCGCCGGGCATAACATGTGTTGCCAGCGCGTTCCAGCTAACGTACAATTTCCTGTACGTCAAGAGCAGGCGTGTGGTTGAAGACCATAACCTACAGCGAGTCTCGGGCGCGATACGCCGAGACGCTGAACTCAGTCGTCGAGGACCGCGAGGAGGTCATCGTGACCCGCGCCGGGCATGACCCGGTCGTGATCGTCGCGCTGGACGACTATCAGTCTCTGCGGGAGACCGCCTACCTGCTCAGGAGCCCGCCCAACGCCCGCAGGCTGCTGGCGTCGATCGACCGGCTGGAGAACGGGGGCGGGGCGGAGCACGAGCTGGCCGACCCGTGAAGCTCGTCTGGGACGAATCTGCCTAAAGCGCGGTCATGCGCTCAAGTATGCCCGCGCGGCCTGCGCCACTCTTCCGGGCACCGCCGCTCGCGGATCATCTTCGGCCACGTCTGATCCACCTCAACCGGAACCACCGGGAGATGGCCCTCGCCATTGCATCCCGTGCGCCAGCGCTCCCCGCTCGCGATCAGGTCACCTTCGGTTGTATCAAGCAGTTCAACATGACATGTGGCGGTTACCAGTTTCTCCCGCTGCCATTCGGGTCCGCCGGTCCAGCTAAAATGCCATCCGCCATCAGCGAGTACCGGATAGGAGTTCCTGCTGTCGCGCACGGCCGCCAGCGAGCCGCCGTGTCCGCGCAGGCAGGAGACCGTCGCGGCCACGCAAGTGGGCGGGATCAGGGACTGCGGGACTTCCCAGTCAACCGCGAACAAGGTCGTTCTCATTCTTGCCGAGATAGCGCCCGGGCCATTCCAGGAAAGCAATTCCGGCGACGGGATCTCATCGACATCACCGATGATCACAATATCGGTATCGTCAGCCCGCGCATCAATGACCGGCCACGCCTGGTCACGCTGGTAATGCTCGCGGCCCCACGGCGGCAGGTCCGGCAGGTCCGCGACCACATGGATGATCCGGTCAGCCCACGGCGCGAATCGGTCGGCGTTCTCCTGGTAGCACAGCGGCTTGGGCACCCCGCGATGGGTCTGCGTCGCTTCAGCGATCACGTGGTGAGCCGGCCAGCCCTGCGTCTCCTCCAGCCGCATCTGAAGCATCGGAAGCTCGTCCCGGAACATCACCGGCAGCCAGATCGTCACCGGCCGTCATCCCGTGGCAGCCGGGACTGGTCCGGGCCGCCCGGGCGGCCCGCGAGCAGGAACACCAGCCGCAGGTACAGCCAGTCTAGCAGGCGGTCCCGGATCGTCACCCGAACAGGCTAGCCCAGTCCAGCATCGCCGACCCGAGACGCCGCCAGTACCCGGGCGGGGCCGGGACCGCGCACGCGCCCACGACGCCGGCGAGTTCCCGGTAGCACTCCGCCACGGACTCGCCTTCCAGGCGGGCGGAGGCGATCAGGGGCCACAGCCTCTCGTGCGCGGCCATGCCCGGCGCCTCAAGTTCCGCGTTGCGCCGGGGGTCCGACGCCCGGGAGTGCCGCACCGACGGGGAGCCCGAGGTGACCGCGTAGCCGAGATGGTCGCAGATCCGCTTGGCGAGCAGGCCGGCCCAGATGTCGTCGAACCGGTCGAAGCCGAACCGGTCCCCGGCGTCGTCCTGGCCCATGAGCAGCATGTACATCGCCGGGGTCATCTCGCGGCGGAACGCCAGGTTCATCACGCACATCGGGAACATGGCCCCGGTGGGGACCGGTCCGCGTTCCCGCGCCGGCGGCAGCCGGAAGTCGGGGTTGGCCAGCTGGGTGACGCCGTCCAGGTCCGGGACCTGTGACCACAGCCCGTGGTGAATCATGACCGGGCGCTTCGCCTCGCGGACGCCGTAGGGGAAGCCGCGCGGGTGCAGCCCGCCGATCGTGCTCCACCACGCGTCCGAGGGCGCGGCCCAGGCTAGGTTGCCCTCGATCCGGGCAAGGTAGGTGCCGCGCCGGGCGTCCTCGGGGTAGCAGTCGTCGTCCAGGGTCCAGATGACGTCCGCGCCGCCGTGGTACGCCAGCCAGAAGCCGTAGGAGCGGACGGCTGAGGTGCGGCGCGGGATGATCCGTGCCAGGTCCCCGAGATCCCGCTCTATGTCATCCCAGGCGTAGTGCTCGCAGCCGGCCGGGAGGCTGAACGTGCGCTCCGGGTTGTCCTCCACGACGATGACCCTTGCGCCGTCCAGGTCGTCTTTCCACTCGTGCAGGAACCTGCGGGCGCAGTCCTCCCGGATCGTCGGGACAACGACGGCGGTGCTCACAGGTGCTTCCCGCTGGCCTCGAGCCGCAGCCACCGGCTGGACCGGTACGCCGGCAGCCCGTCCCCCAGCCCCGGCAGCAGCGCCGGCCGCAGCCCCGTCAGCCGCAGCACGTACGGCTGGGACACCTGGTCCTGCGTCGACCACAGGTCCGTCTCGGCCTGCCACCGCCGGCCCATGTCCCGGACCTGCGCGGTGTGGACCCGGGCGATCGCCGACGTGGACCACAGCCCCCAGCGCTCCGGGTGGCCCCTGGTCCGGTACCAGGCGGCCTGCTCGGCGATCGGCTCGCCGGCGTACTTCGGGATGCCCGGCGACACCGCCGCCTCATCGAACAGGCACGTCCGGTCGCTGTGCGGGAACTGCGCCAGCGGCCTCGCGCAAGCCATCACATCCGTGGCGAACGACGGGGACAGGACACGGTAGGACCCGTCGATCCAGATGCTCGCCGGGGCGTCCGTATACAGCCACGGGCGGAGCTTCGGCTTCTTCGCCGCCCGCATCGGGTCCATCCCCGGGTGCGGCTCGCGGATCACGTGCCAGCCCAGGTAGCCGTCCGGGACCTGCTCGTCGTCGGTGACCAGGATCCACTCGACATCGGCGCCGTCCTGCGGCAGCACCGGCTTGATCACGTCGTAGTTACCGTAGTTCGCGCTGATCACCGCGATGTCAGCCATTGGGCCGCGCGATCTCGCCGAGGCCGTACTGGCCGCCGTGCTCGGCCCACGTCCGGCCGGTCTCCGCGCAGAACGCGTCCAGCGCCTCCCGCACCTGCCACGGCCCTCCCGGCGGGTCGCCGAGGATCGTGTCGTGCAGCAGCACCGTGCCGCCCGCCGCGACCAGCGGCACGAACCTCCTGAGCTCGGCCAGGGTGTGGTCGTAGGCGTGGGACGTGTCGATGAACAGCACGCCGAACATCCGGTCCGGCAGCGGGATGGCCATGTCGTCGCCCTGGGTGAACGTCCACAGGCCGCAGGAGTACCAGTCATCCGGCACGTCCGGCTGGTTCACGTCAGCCGACCAGACGTGGCCGCCGGATACCTGCGCCCCGGCCAGCCACGCCGACGTGGAGTTCCCGCCCCGCACGCCGAGCTCCAGCACCGCAGCGCCGGGCCTTGAAGCGGCCTCGTCATGGAACCGCGGCATGCAGTACTGCACGTCCGACCACGCGGCGAGCCGCGCCAGGTAGTCATCGCGGAGCGTCATGCACTTTCCTGACGGTCTCGCTGTCGATGGCCCGCTGATGCTCCCGCCAGGCGAAGAACGCCCTCTGGTCGGCGTCCCACGAAGCGTAGGCGTCGGCGTACGTCGCGTCGTTGTCCCGGCCCGTCACCGAGGGGTGCAGGTGCTCGATGACCACGTCCGGCAGCAGGTACAGGCACCCGGCGTCCTTCCCCAGGTCCTCCCAGACGTTATCGGCATAAAAATGGCTTATGCCCGGAAGGCACATCCACCCGAGCGCCGTGACGATCTCGCTGGAGATCACCGGGGCGGTCACCATGATCTGCCCATGCTGATTGCGGGGGTTCAGGTCGTCGCCGTAGGCGATACCGGGTCCGTTCTCGTCCAGCGCTCCCAGAAGTTTCGCGTCCCAGCCCGGCGTGCGCGGCTGGTGATCGTCGCCGAGGGAGGCCAGCGCCCGGTACTCCCCGGCGAACATCATCGCCAGCCTGCTGGTCCACTCCGGCATGCCGAGTCGCGCGCCGGTCAGCCAGAACACGCGCTCGCGGCCCTCCAGCGCCCGGTAGCCCTCCAGCGACGGGTCGTCCTCGTCCAGGCCCACCACGACATCCGTCTGTGCCTCGGCCAGGCCCAGGGCCGCGTCCAGCATCGCCGCGAGCCGGTGCGGCCTGCCCCGCGACGGGACGATCACCAGCAGGTCACGCATGCAGTTCCGCCTTTACCTGATCGAAGGTCCAGGCGTAGGTCCGCTCCATGCCCTCGCGGAAGCTCACCTGCGGCTTCCATCCGACTTCGGCCGCGATGCGGCTGTCATCGGACGGCCTGCCGCCCACGCCCACCGGGCCGTCCGTGTACTTCCGCCCCACCCGGTAGCCCGCGATGTCCTCGATCACCGACACCAGCTCGTCGATCGACGAGGTCTTCGGGCAGCCGACGTTCAGCGGCTGGCCGTAGTCCCCCGCCGTGATCGCCAGCGTCGCCGCGACCGCGTCATCGACGTAGGTGAAGGTCCGGCGGGCGGTGCCGTCGCCCCACACCTCGATCTCGGCCGCGCCCGTGAGCTTCGCGACGGCGACCTTGCGGCACAGCGCGGTCGGCGCCTTCTCCCGGCCTCCCCTGTACCAGCCCGCCGGGCCGTAGACCGAGAAGTAGCGCCCGATGCGGACTTCCAGGCCGAAGTCCTCCGCGAACGCCAGGAACAGCTTCTCGGCGAACAGCTTCTCCCACCCGTAGCCCTGCTCCGGGTCGATGGCGTTGGCCGCCAGGTCGTCCTCCCGCAGCGGCGGGGTGTCCGGGCTCACCTGGATGTGCAGCGGATACGCGCAGGAACTGCTCGCGAAGTAGATCCTCGCCCCGGCGACGTACGCGGCCCTGGCCATCGTCGCGTCGGCCAGGATGTTCAGCATGCAGTCGGCGTGGTGATAGGAGATGTAGCCCATGCCGCCGGAATCGGCCGCGAGATGGTAGATCACATCGCAGCCGTCGGCGGCGCGCTGCGCGCTCCCGCGCTGCGACAGGTCGCAGCGATCCCGGTTGTCCGCATCCGGGTGGACCTGCTTCCACTCGCCCAGCGGCCGGATGTCCGCCGCACGGACCTCATCACCGTGATCCAGCAGGGCCCTGATCAGGTGGCCGCCGATGAAACCGCCGCCTCCGGTGATCAGGGCGCGCATCATGATCCTCCCGGTATCAGCTCTTTGAGCGCGACGGCCCAGTAATCCGCGTACACGCGGTCAGCATCGTAGCGCTGGGCGAAGGCGACGGCCTGCTCCCGCTTCCCGGCGGCCTTCTCGTATGCCTGCTCGTACGCCTGCGTGATGGATGAGATGAACGGAACGCGCCAGAAAGCGTCGTGGCCCCTGTTGAACGCCGGCTGGCCCTGCACCAGCCACCCGGCGCCGCACAGCTCCGTCATCGACGAGCAGTCCGTCACCGCCACCGGCGTGCCCACGGCGAGGGACTGCAGGATGGCCAGCCCGAACCCCTCCCCGTAGGAGCAGTTGGAGCACAGGTCCAGGAGGCCGTGCCAGTCCGCCATCTGGGACTCCGGGATCAGCCCGGCCGCGATCTGGTACTGGTCCCCGACCATCACCTGACGGCCGATGCCCAGCTCGCCGATCAGCTTCGCGAGGTTCACGCCCTGCCGGGTCTGCGCCCGGGAGTGGATCAGCATCAGCGCGTCGTCGTGGCGCTTAGCGAACTGCGCGAACGCGGCGAGCTGCTCCCCGAAGCCCTTGCGGAACGGGTCCTGGTTCGCGGCGTTGATCCCGATCACGAACCGGCCGTCCATGCCCAGCGCCTGCCGGGCGGCCTTCCGGTCCGCCAGCGGCTTCCACACGGACAGATCGAGCGCGTGCGGGGCATACAGGGCGTCGTAGCCCGCGTCCCGCAGCATCGCCTCCCCAAACCGGGACATGGCTACCGGCCTGCCGGGGCCGGCGTCGAGGATCCGCCGGTCCATCGACCCCAGCGGGGAGCAGTCCACCGGCATCCAGTGCGCCACGTTCATCCCGGCGAGCCGGGCCGGGTCCAGGATCCACGCGTCCATCAGCGTGATCAGCAGGTCGGCCCGGAAGTGCTGGTAGTGCAGCGGCAGGATGTCCTGGGAGTACGCGTCCTCGGACGAGCCGGGGTAGGTGACGACCCCGTCCGGCCCGGTGATCGGGATGCCCTGCAGCCCGTGGAACGCGGCGAAGGCCACCTCATGGCCGTTCTTGCGCAGCACGCGGGCGAGCAGGTCACCCTGCGTTCCGTAGCCAGCCCTCTAAAGAGGGGCACCAGGGCGCGTTCCCGTACACCAGTAGCCGACTCATATAAGCATCACCCCCCGGCGGGCGGCAGTTACCGCCCCAGGATGCCCGCAGTCCTGCGGGCTCACGGGCATGGACATCAGGGCCGGAGCGGGGCCGCCGGCTAGAACCCGGTCTGTCCCGTAGCGGTGCTGAGCAGCCACGCCACGGAGGCGGTCCCCGAGCCCGTGATCGCCGTCACCGAGCCGCCGAGCCCGCCCGGGTAGCCCTGCAGCACCATCGGGGGCACCAGGCCGGAGGGCAGCGGGAAGCCGTTCAGCGTGGTCAGCGACCCCGGCCCGGCGATCCCGATGTACACCGGCGACGCCGTGCCGGCGTTGGCGAGCTGGAGCTGGCAGTCACCGGGGGGCATCACGCACACCGGCGACGCCGACCCGGACACCGCCTGCCGCTGCCCCCCGGTGATCACCTGATGACCATGTAGGAGATCAGGTACGACGCCCCGGACGCGGGCGCGCCGCCCTGGACCACGAACCCCTTGCCCGTGACCGAGACCGCGCCGCACCCGAACGCCACCGTCCCGGCGGTGTACCCGGCATCCACGACCACCGCCGACGGGGCGGCGGCCAGCGGCTGGCCGAACGTCACCGAGCACAGCGACCCGCCGGCGATCGACGCCGTCCCCGCGTTCAGGACGAACGACCCGGCCTGGTCATACCCGATCTGCGCGGTGACCGACCCGACCGTCCCGGCGCCCGGCAGCAGCGCCACCGTGGGCACGTTCCCGGCCGCGGCGATCCCGTTGTAGGTCGTGATCTGGCCGCCGAACGCCGTCGGCAGCGGCTCGGAATGCTGGCCGATCAGCGCCTGGCCCGGGATGTACGGCTTCGACGGGGGCGCCATCTCAGATCACCGTGGCCGGGCTGAGCGTCGCCAGGCCCGCGACCGTCGAGGACACCGCGCCGGACCCGGCGGTCTGCGCCCAGATCTGCCCCGTCGTCGCCGTCCCGGCCGTCACGCTGTAGCCGTAGAAGATCAGCGAGCCGCCCGGCTGGATCTGCGCGCCGGTCGTGCCGTTCGCGGAAGCGGACCCCATCCCGGCGTAGACCGCCGACGCCCCGGTGTTGATCACCACGACGTCCTTCAGGACGGTCCCCGCCGGGAAGGAGCCGAGCGGGCCGAACGCGGTGCCGCTGGTGTTCGCGGGATTGAAGACGATGCTCGCGGTGCCGGTGACGGCACCATTCACTTGCTGGATGCTCGAGAAAAGCTGGGGCACACGGCTCCGATCTTGCTGTTCTGGCGGCACGGTGCCGCGCGCTGGATGGTGCGGGCGACGAGCGGAAGCCCTGCGAGCCTGAGCCGGGCCGGGAGCGCATTCGGGGGTGTCTCCCGGCCCGGCCCAGTCATGTCACTCGCCGTCACTGTCTGTTGTGTGACGACTACGGGGAGTTACGAGAACGGGGCGGAATCGCTGTTCTGGAGTCCGCCGAGGTGCGCGCTGTACATCGGGGCATGTGCGACAAGTGCCTCGAAGCATAGCAGACTATACCTCCAGGTGACATCGATCGCGGGCCACGCCAAACTGACGTAATCCTGACATGTCGAGACTTCCCACGCATTCGCGACATTCGTCCACGACTGGGGGAGCTGGTAGGACAGGAGGGTCGCGTTCCCCTGCGGGTAGAAGGGATGCACGACCATCTTCAGGATCGACCGGGTCAGCGGGTTCTGGAACTGGGAGACGGCCGCGCCGACGGTGACGTCGCCGACCTCGCCCTGCTTGATGAACAGCTCGTAGGCGGTGCCGGTGCCCTGGGAGATGACGTCCTGGGACAGGTTCGCCAGGTCCGACCCGCTGGAGATGATCTCCGCCGGGTCGGCCTTGAACGCCCCCGGCGAGATGCCGGGGCTGTCGAACAGGGCCTTCAGCGCGGTGTAGATGGTGTTGTAGTTGAAGTGCAGGCCGACGCCGCCGTTGTAGTACCCGCCCTGCCAGCCGCTGGGATACACGCCAGCCTGCTGGGAAAGGCCGGACAGGACCGGGATGACGCCCTCGATGCGGGTGCCCTTGCCGGTGCCGCTGTCAGCGGTCGGCTGCGTGCTCGCCGCGGGAAGCGTCCCGCCCTGCAGGGTGTACTTCACCCCGCCGCAGGTGGCCAGCAGGTAGTAGGTGGAGGAGACCAGGCCCCAGATGCTGTACTGCATCGCGCCCGCGGACGGGGCGATCGTCACGTCCACGACCTGGCCCGCGCTGACAGTCACCGCGGTGCTCCCGGAGACGGCGGTGGTGCCGAAGTAGTTCGTGGCCGCGACCAGGACATGGTCGACGGTGGTGTTCAGCGCAGTCTCGTTGCTCTGCGCGTTCCGGACGGTGCAGGTCGGGGCAGCCGGCGTCGCCAGGTTCTGCGCAGAACCGGCGATGATGGCGTACTCCTCGGCGAGCATCCGATTTGTTACTCTCTGCCCCTTTTGGCAGAGGGACGGGTCATTTCTGCCCGTCTCTTACGCTTTCGTCGTAAGACCCGACTATATCTTCACCCGCGTGGGGTGCTCCGTGCATAGTCTGTGAACCATCGCGTCGGCCGCAAGGCCAGGCGCGCTCGGCTGCTGATTGCCCCTCAAGCGGCATGAAGCCGCCGCGATCTTCTCGGACCGTCGCGCCCGCCCTTTCGGGCCACGCTGTGGTGATCGCGGGTGACACGGGCGTTCCAGCAATTCTCGGAGTTTATTGCCCGCCTGTTGCCAGGCGGCGGAGACGATCGTCAGAAAATCTCCTGAAGCATAATCAGGTTGGCTCACTGTTGTTACTCACTGCCAGCGCCGAGATGATGCGGCGTCGGCAGCGGGCCAGGCCGTTTCTGTTCCGCCTAGCTCCGCGCCTTTGTCATTGAACGCGGGTCGGACCATGTCATGATCTGACTACTGCGAGCCGGGAAGGCTGCCGCGAGGACGGGCGCCGCCCTGCGGGCGCATCGGAATGCCGCGCCGGCGCATCTCCAGCATGACGTACGAGCGGCTTACCCCGTAGGAGCCGGCCACCTGCTGCGCGTTCATCCCTGAGTTGTACCGGTCGGCGAGATCGGCCATCCCGGGCATGACGCGCTTGTTGTTGACCGTTTCGGGATGCTCGTGCATCCACTTCCCGTAGCACTCTGAACTGCAGAAACGCGCAGGCTTGCCGCCGTTCCGCTTATGGAACGTGACGGGTGCGCCGCACTGCTCGCACCCGATGGTCGCCGGGCCGCCGCCCCAGTTGGGGTTGAGCGCACCAACGTGGCCATCGCGGTTCAGCCGGATCAGCACGGTAGGCGCGGCCTCTGGCACGAGGCCGTTCTCCCTCATCACCCGCCGCACTGCGGCGTCGGGATCGGTGCGCGCCTGATGGTTGCTGAACCAGTAGACCCGGTAGCCCGCGGCTTGCAGCGCTGCCGTCTTGCGCTCACGGCGCAGTGCGGCCCGCGTCTCGCCGGGGCTGTTGGTCACCTCGATGACGACCGGTTTCTGCTTCAGTTCGATGTCCGCCTCGTACCTGTCCCCAGCCGGGTGAGACTGCGTCTCGAAGCTGAGGCGAGCGCGGATGAGTGCCTGATGGAACATTGCCTCACACGGCGTGTTGATCACACTGGTGCTCGCTGGCTGGCGGGCATCCGCGCAGTCCGCGGGAGGGTATTCCAGCTCGTCAGATCCCCTGCGTATGGCCTCTACGGCTCGCCCGCTGCGTAGCGGGATTGCCTCGGCGTTACCCATGGTCCTGATGATATCAAATCAGGGTGAAGGGCTTTCACCGATACAGCAGGGTTATTCACTCGCGCGTCACCGCGCGAGGCCCCAGGTCAGTTTAGGGCGCTGATGTCCTCGTAACCCTGGCCGGCGAACTGCGCCAGCCACGAGAGCTGCTCGGTGACGCCGTAGAAGCGGTAGGGAATGTCAAGCGTGACCACGGTCTGCGATCCAGCCGGGGGCAGGTTCAGCGGCCAGTTCCCGAAGGAGCCGCCCTGCTGCACCATCTCCGACAGGGACGCGTCCAGCACGCCCTGGCCCCCGGTCTGGGAGCCCGAGATGCCGGTGATCAGGCGCTCGAGGACCGACGCGCCCATGCCGGGCGGCCGGGGGAACTTGTTGCGGTAGCGATTTCTGTTGCCTCTCGCCATCAGGCGAGCGGGCTGGTCATTTCTGCCAGCCTCCTGCACTTTTCCATCGTGCAGGTCCGGACTGTCTCATGCTCTGCGGCCGGGCACCAGCAATGCCCCTGATGAATCGTCCTTTGCAGAGCCCGCACGTACAGTCTCTACGCCGCCACGGGCATCGTGGCGGACCGGGATTCCCCTTGGGATCGGCGGGGTTCCCCGGGCAGTGCGGTTGGCATCCGCAGATCACTCTGCGGAGCCGCCTAAACGACGGTATAGACCGGGTAGATGAGACGCGACGTCTCTTGTTACTTCGGCCCGGTCAGGCCGGGCTACCTCGTTTCCGGGTAGCTCCGGACATTACTGCCCGGATCGGACTGTGACACTATCTGGTTACTGCGGATCCGGAGAATTGCGCTCGCGATGACCGCGCCCGCTGATACCCATCCGGGCCATGGCCCTCTGGACGGTATGGAGCGAGACGCCGTAGTATGCCGCGAGTTCCCGCTGCGTCATGCCGCTGGCATAAAGCGCGGGGACTTCGCTCAGGTCGATCTTGAGCCGCCGGTTGCTGGCCCCGGGATGCTCCCTGAGCCAGTCTCCGTAGCACTTCGAGTTGCAGAACCGCTTCTTCATCTGCATCCGGTGGGCGTTCCGCTGCGTCTCTGCGCCGCACTGCTCGCAGCTGACGGTGACGGGGCCGCCGCCCCAGTTCGGGTTCTCCGGTCCCATCATGCCGGTGCGGATGTCGGCTACCGGGTCGGCGTCGGAAACGAGCCCGCACGCCTCGATGACCTCTGCCACGCACTGGTCGGCACCGCGGTTGATCCGCGATCCCGTGAACCGGAAGACCCGGTAGCCGGCCACGGCGAGATTCGCGTCGCGCTCTGCGTCCTGCTCTTTGCGCAGGCTGTGGAGCGCGCCGTCCGCCTCGATGATGACCCGGGCTTGCTGAAGAAGGATGTCCACGCAGTACCGGCCCAGCAGGACGCGCTGGGTTGAGAAGCTGAGGCCGGCTTTCATGAGTGCTGCCTGGAGCAGTTTCTCAAGGGGCGAGTTTGCTGATGGTCCCCGCATCGTCGGGAGACGCTTCAGCAGGTTCTCGCGGTTCTTGGCTCGCCACTCGGGACGGTCGACCGCCGCGCGATGTGCTGCGCGCCGCTCATCGGTCCACTCGTAGCCCTCTGGCAGCCCGGTCGGGCGGGGCGTCACGCCGAGACGCCTCATGGCGTTCTGCACGGCGTGGACGCTGCACCCGTAGCGAGCGGTCAGTTGTTCGTAGGTCATGCCGCTCGCGTACAAGGCGGGAAGCCCGGACCAGTCGATCAGGAGTGACCGGCCTTCCGGCTTCGGATTGATGCCCTGCCGCTTGGCTTCCTGCGCGACGTACCCCTTGGATACGCCGTATTCGGCTGCCACGGCTGAATATGAGCCAAGGCGCTCGTAGTCCGCCTTGAGATTGCTCCAGTCCACCAGATACCCCTGCGTTCAGTCTCTACCGCCGCCCGGCTACGTGCCGGGCCGCATCGGCGTCGTCCTCAGATCACTATACCGGTTACTTCAGTCCGGTGTCGTGCGTAGGAGTTCCGCCGAACGGCAGGGGTTATTCGACGTACCTCGCGGTACGAAGGCCCTCGCGTTCTAAGGCGCGAGCAGGTTGACGGGAACAAGGCCGTAGACGGAGCCTAGTCCCACGTTGCCTGCAGTGAAGGAGCGGACGAGGTCAGGCGCGGCCACCCCGAGATAGGGCGACAGGGCCTGCGCCATGGACTCGGCCATGGAGGGCTGGAGCAGCGCGGTCTTCAGCGCCCCGTACTGGGTGAGCCAGCCCTGGTTGAGCTCGGACACGACGGCGGACTTGGCGCGGAAGCCCTTCCAGGTCTCGGTGCGCAGGTCCACGGCCGCCTGGGCCGAGCGGGTCATGATGTCGGCGTGGTTGGTCAGGGGCTGGTTGGCGCCCTGGCCGCGCATGCCCGCGCCCTTGACCAGGGACGGCATGCGGGACTTGATCGCCTCGCCGATGTTCGCGCCGGAGGCGTAGCGGTTCGGGACGCCGGCGTCGCCGTAGCGCGCCTGGGTCAGCGGGTCCATGGCGAGGGGGGTGCCCATCGCCGCGATCCCCGTGCGGGGATCCTCTACCTGGATGTCTTCGATGAGAGCCGCCACACGGCTCCTCTCGCTCTGCCGCGCGCACTCGGCGGCGCGGCGCGTTTTACGTCTGGGGTAGTCGCTGCATGGGAGTGAGTCCGCTGCCGTAGCCGGTCATGGGCTGGGTTCCGAGCATCGCCTGAAGCTCCTGCCAGGCCGCTTCCTGGTACTCGGGGTTGTTGTTGGTGCGCCATTCGTGCCAGAGGCGCTGCATCTTGGCGGTCTGGGCCAGCTCCGCTGACTGGGCCGCCGTCACGGGCACCGCCGGTGCCGGTGAGGTCATGGTGGCCGACTTCGCCACGCCGGCTCCCCGGAAGGGGGCGGCGGAGGTGTCGGACTGGTTCGCGATCGCGTCGGCCGTCTTCGCGATCGCGTCGGCCGTCTTCGTGATCTGCCGCAGGCGCTTGTCCTGGGCGCGCTGCCCCCTGATCAGCGGCCTGGTGGCCGTCTTCACGGCCTGCGCGATCATCTCGGCGTCGGTGCCGGAATGCAGCGGCGCGGGCACCGGGACGATCGGCGCGGCGGCCGGATCCGGTGCGGCGACGGGCAGCGGCGTCACGGTCGCGCTCTTGGTCACCGCTGTCCTGCGCCGCTTCTGCGCGGCCTTCCGCTTCGCCTTGCGTGCCGCGGCCTTTCTCGCGCCGGGCTTCGCGGTCTTGCCCGCGGTGTGCGGGACCGGGCCGCCGACCGCGGCCGGGACCGGCGGGGCCGGCTTCTGGGTCTCGCCCAGGGGCGGGGACATGGCGCAGATGTCGGGGAACAGGTGCGCGATGTGGTCGTGCATCGCGTTCAGCGCCGCCCTCGCGTTGTCCCGGATCGTGTTCTGGTAGAACACGCGGGACGGCTGGCCCGCCTCGCGGGGGGCGGGCTGGGGCATGTGCCGGGGGGTGTCGTTGGCCGGGGAGTCGGCGGCGTGGCCGGCGGTGATGTAGTCCCGCTGGTACTGCACCGCGGCAGGCGTCCCTTCCGGAGCCGGGAACGCGTGCGGGCCGCCGTGCTGCGGCGATGGCGCGGCGTGGCCGGCGGAGATGTACGGCCGGCGGAACTGGCCGGGCGTCAGGTGCGCCGGGGTCGGGAAGCTGCCGGGGCCGGGGGCCGCGCCGGTCAGGGCCTTCAGCGCGTCCTCGTTGGCGGCGCGGAACGCGGCGTGGTGCTCGGTCCGCAGGTCCGCCAGCAGCTGCGGGTCGGCGGCCTTCAGCGTCAGGGCGTGCCGGGACAGGGCGGACATCTCGTTCCACCGTGCCATCGCCGTGGCCATGTCGCCGCCCGAGGCGGCCTCGAGGGCCCTGGACTGCCACACGCCGTCGTCGATGCCGGCGAAGCTGGCGGCGGGCAGCGTCTTGCTCACCGAGGCGGGGCTGAACGCGGGGCAGGCCAGGTCGTGCAGGACCGCCAGCTGCGGGTCGATGCCCAGGGACTTGTGCCGGATCGAGGCGGCCAGCTCGGCCCGCTCGTCGCCGTCGGTCAGGTGCGTGTCCTGCTCGAACATCTCCACCGGGGGGCCGTCCGGCTCGCGGTGCGGCGGCAGGGCATCAGTGTGCTGGGGCACCGCCCCGACGGCAGGAGACTTGCCCTTCCCCTTGCCCTTGCGTCGCTTGACCGCCTTCGCGGGCTCCGCCGGGATGGCAGGGCTGACGGCCTTCTGCGCTTCGGCGTCGTCGTTCTTGCCGTCGCCGTCCGGGCCGAACGCAGGGGCCTGATTGCCGCCGAACGGCTTGCTCTTCTTGCCCTTCTTGCCCTTGACCTTCGCCTTTGCCTTCTTGCCCTTGGCCGCCTTGGTGACCTCGCTGTCGGTGCTCACACGCTCCTTAGCGGCCTTGTTGGCCGGGATCTTGTGGTCCGCCTCGGGCAGGTAGCCGGGGTTCTCCCGCCCGCACTGCGGGCAGTGCGGCTCGCCCTTGTCCAGGTCCTTCCCGCAGCCCAGGCACGTGAAGTCGTGGTTCTTGGCCACCGGCATAGCGCCCGGCGAGAGGCTGTTCCCGCACTCGGGGCAGTGGACGTGCTTGCTGTTCTGCTTCGCGCCGCAGTGCCCGCACATCACCTTGGTCTTCTTGGTGACACCGGGCGGCGGGGTGCCGTCGAACCCGGCGGCGGCCTTCGCGACCAGCGCCTCCGCAGCCTTCGCCCCGGCCGCGCACGACGTGCAGGGCTTCCCGTCCGCCGTGCCGGAGTCCTTGCACACGTCGCAGACGGCGGCTGCGGCCTTGTCCGCCTTCGGCTTCTTCTTCAGCGGGTTCGGGATGCCCAGCGCCTTCGCCCGCCGGCCCAGCAGCTTCGCGGCGGCCTGCCACTTTCCGTGCTTGGACCGGATCAGGATGGCGGCGCGGCGCACCGCGTCGGCGTCCGGCATCGGGTACGAGCCATCCGCCAGGGCGGTGCCTTCGGATGCGTGCTCGCGGCGCTGCTCGGCGGTGAACGTCCGGCTGCCCTTGCCCAGCACCGCGTCCTCGGCCTCGCCGACGGCCTTGAGCGCCTCGGCCTGGGCGATGACGAGGGGGGCCACTTCCTCCAGCTTGTGGTACACGTCGGCGTAATCCGGCTCGCCGGCCGCCTTCGGTGCGCCCGGCTCCGCGACCTTAGTGACCGTGCCCGCCGCGACGGCGTTGCGCTGCGCCATCGTGTTCATCTTCGCCAGCTGCGCCGGGCTGACCTTGATCCGCATGCCGGCCGGCAGATCCACCGAGACCGTCTTGTACGTCCGGGGTGCCGACACCTTCGCGAGCACGGCATCGGGAGCGGTCAGCGTGCCGACCCATTCCGGGCTGCCGTCGGCAGCGGCTTTCAGCATGGCGAACTTGGTGCTGAAGTTCGAGCCCCGGTCGACCAGGGACACCTCGCCGATCTTGCTCAGCCCGTCATCGCGGCCGGTGATGACGCCGTTGACCGCCTTGCCCTGGGGGTCCAGGTGGGCGAACCGGGGGTCGCGGACGCGGACGTCGGGGTTCATGATCCCGACGCTGAAGTCCTGCAGCACCCCGGCCCTCACCAGCTTGACCGCGACCGGCTCGATGACCCGGGCGCGGATCTGGTGTCCCTGGAGCCAGGTGCCCTTGCCGGCCGGGTCGCGCTGCGCCTGGTGCTGGACCCTGACGTTGGCGCCCGTGTCGAACCACTCGCGCAAGGCCTTCTCGGACCAGGCCGGGTCGACTATCTGCAGGTCGGAGTCAAGGGACCCGTCGGTGGCCTTCCCGATAACCGTTATCTCCCCGTCCGGCCCGTCCTCCACTTTCTCGATGGGAAACGAGAAGAACGCCATCTCGCCGGCAGGAGTCAGCGTCGCAGCCTTCGCGGCATCAGGCTCGGTCAGGACTGCAGCCACACGGCTCCTTGCGGTGAATCGGGGAAGGGGGAAGTCAGGGAGCATCTAGGCTCGGGGCGTGAGACGGTTCCTGCACCAGGTCAGCTTCGGCATGGCCGCCGGCACGACGGTCGGCGTGCTCGGCGGTGTCACATTCGGCTACGCCGGGCCGTGGCTGCTCCTGGGGCTGCTGCTCACGATCCCGGCGGCGGTCGTGCTGCTGAGGACGTGGCCCGAGCCTGCCCGGCTGGTGGCCGCGCCGTCGCCGCCTGCCCGCGAGGCCCGGTGGCCCTCCGGCGCGGCGGAGGGCTGCTGCCCCGTCTGCGGCATGGACGACCCGGAGCGGTTCCGGCTCGGCGTCGGCGTGACGCGGTGGCGGGGATGGGCCGTCCACGACTCCTGCGCGGAATGGCTGGCGGGCGGCCCGGCGCGCGTGGGCGCTGGTGCCGCGCGGTGCAGCCCGCTGAGATGAGCGCTCAGTCCTCCCCGCCGTCATCGGGTGACAGCGGGTCGTAGGCAAGGGTCCGCGCCGTCCACCGGCCGCCTGCCAGCGGCAGCACGTAGCCGTCCTTGCCGATCGCTACGCCGTGAGCGAACCTGATCTTCATGTCTGAGTCGGCGCAGGAGTTCAGCACCGACGCGAGGGCCCGCAGCAGCGCGCCCGGGGAGCCGTCGGCGGGGGAGTGGCAGCGGGGGCAGGCCACCGGCCGGGACGGCCTGGGGCGCTTGCGGCGGCGGCCCTTGCGCTTGCTCACGCCAGCACCGCGGCCTGGGGCGGGTTCAGGATCACGCTCCCGGGCGGGACGGGCGTCACGGGCTGCGGCGGCGTCGCGATGACACCGGGCGCGCCCTGCGGCAGGACCGCGTACAGCGTGACGGGCCGCGGCGGGACGATCACGGCCTCCGGCGGGTTCAGCGGCACCGGCGAGGTCACCGTCACCACGCCGGGGGATGCCGGGGCGATGGTGATGACCGCGCCCGTGACCTGGAGCGCGGTCACCAGGGCCGGGAACGCCGGGGCGATGGTGACGATTCCGGGCGCGGCCGGGGTGATCAGGGTAACGGCCGGGGCGTACGGCGCGGCGGTGACGACGCCGGGGAGCAGGAGTCCCGGCAGCACGACTGCCCTGGCGGTCAGGTATCCCGTCCCGGCGAAGGCAGCACCGGCCCGCACGCCTGACGGGGCGGCCAGCGACCCGGTGCCCGTCAGGGCGGCAGGAACGGACAGGCCGGCCGGGGCAGTCAGCGATCCGGTGGCGGCCAGTGCGGCAGGAGCGCCGGCGCTTCCCGGCGCGGTCAGCGAGCCGGCTGCGGCGAGGACCGCGGTCGCGGCCTGCGCCGCGGGAGCGGCAAGCGAGCCCGCGGCGGCGAGCGCTGTGCCTGCCTGCTGCGTGACAGCCGCCGTGAGCGAGCCTGCGGCGGCCAGTGCGGCGGGTGACCCTGTGACGGCGGGGGCGGACAAGGAGCCCGCGCCCTGCAGCCCCGCGGTGCCGCCCGCCGAGGCGGACAGGACGCCTGCTGCTGCCAAGGACGCGCCGGCGCCCTGGACGGCAGGAGCGGACAGCGAGCCGGTGCCGCTGAGCGCGGCGGCGGGGGCGAGGATTGCCAGCCCGGCCAGCGACCCGGTCCCGGCCAGGGACGCGCCGGCCTGGAGAACGGAGAGGGGGGCCGCAAGCGAGCCGGTGCCGCTCAGGACGCCGGGTGCCCGGACGGTGACGCCGGCGGTCAGGCTCCCTGCGGCGGCCAGGACTGCGGTGGCCTGCTGCGCTGCGGCGGCCGTCAAGGATGCGGTGCCTGGGAGCGCTGCGGCCGGGACGAGGATGCTGGGAGCGCCGAGTGACCCGGTGCCGCCCAGGTTCGCGGAGGCTCCCTGGGCCACTGCCGCGGCGACGGCGGCTGTCCCGGTCAGCGCGGCGGCCGCGTCCTGCGCGGCGGCGGCGGTCAGCGAGCCTGCGGCGGCCAGGGACGCCGCAGCGTCCACGCCCGCGGCTCCGGTCAGCGAACCGGCAGCCGGCAAGGTAGCCGCCCCGGCTACGGTCGCGGGGGCTGATGCGGTCAGCAACCCGGCAGCGGGCAGCGTGGCAGCGGCGCCCAGCGCGGCGGGTGCGCTGAGGCTTCCCGCGCCGCCCAGGGACGCTGTCGCGCCCTGGGCGGCAGCGGCAGCCAGTGATCCGGCGCCCGCAAGCACCGCGGGTGCTGCCTCGGTGACAGCGGTCGCGAGCGAGGCTGCCCCCGCCAGGGATGCGGTAGCTCCAAGCGTGCCCGCCGCGGTCAGCGAGCCTGCGGCAGACAGAGTGGCCGCGCCGGGGACCGCGCCGGGCATGAAGACGACGACGACACCGGAGGTATCTGTCGAGGTAATCGTGTGCGTGGGAGCGTAGGACAAGGTGCTGCCGGACGTGGGTCCGGACAGGATGGCGAAGACGAAGTGGGCGAAGCCGCTGAGGCCGTCCGTGAACTCGTTGGTCCATGATCCGGACGTGCCCCAGGTGTTCGACCCGGTAGAACCCTTATTGGCTAGCTGCGCCGCGAGAGCGTACTCGCCGCCGGCCGCGACGGAGGCCAGGGTGGTGACGGTCAGCGTGCCCGACGT